TTGCTCTAATGTCATCCTTTTATCTGCTAGACCACGGACGCTTACTGACTAGGGAAATCTTTTGCTTGTTCACCTCTTGCTTTTGCGGAGAGATAAGCTCCCTCCATCCAGAGATGTTTGCATCCTCAAGATGAGGCTGTTCCCAATCCAATCCACGAAGGCCGTGCTTCTCCGCAATCTTGCGGGTGATTGAATAGCCTTGGTCATCGTCCCAAGAGGTCACTAGATCACCGCTGGGAGTTTGGGCAAGGGGAACATAGTCAATGGCGTGAGAGCCTTTACCTAGGTCAATGTGGAGCGATTGCGGTGGTATTCCACGAGCGTTTGTGACTTTCCTCCCAGCTTTTGTCCGTCCTTGGGCGTATAGTTCCTCTTGCTCTTGAGGGGTACGCACCGAACAATAGATCAGCACCGGAATCTTTTTGCTCATCAACTCGCTATACCAAGCCCCTACCCTCTTGCCAAAACTAGGCTCACACTTTTCTATGTGGCTTCTTGACCTTTCCACCGCCTCCCGAATCGTCATTGATCGAGCCTCTTTCGGAGTCGTTCATTCTCTTCCACGAGTCGAGAAATCGTTTTGAGCGATTGCCCAAAAAGCTGTCTGTATTCTTCTGGGGTTGATTTGGTTCGGTCGAGCTTGTCCCACCGCATAATGAAGTCGGTAATTGAATCTTGGTTCGGGACTTGGCCAAGGTCGTAAGGGCGGGTTGTTACACACCCACAAAGGAGAACGCTAGTTGCGGTGAATCCAAGAATCCACTTCCGCATCTCGCAGGCGGCGATTGTAAGCAATTTCTTCATCGTCTCGTTCTTTTCTTGTCTTGGCTCGGTTCTTCGTCCACCAAGCAATGATTCCAATTAGACCAGCGAGCGAGGCGAGAACGGCCTCCCACATTGTTATTTCCTAGAAAACTTCGAGAGGAATGAAACGATTTTGGTGAGGGTGGCCTCCGGCTCGTCACCGGGAATCAATGCACAAACAGCAATCGCCGCAGTCAGAAGGGCGGTCAATGCTCCAAGCCAAGCAAACAAGTCTTGTGTCTGAACGAAGGATAGGAGTGTGTTCATAAGAAGGGGGTGGGTGTCAAAGGCTAGTAGCCAATTACGGCAATTCGGAAAGTCACAGCAGACTGGGTTTTGCTTGCATTGGTTGCGTTGACTGCATCCACGTGAACTTGATTGGCATCAACTACATGGCCAAAGAATGTTAATCCCTCCGAAATTGCGTTTGGAAGTCCAAGCAATACCAAATCATTTATATTTGCCCCACTCATAGCGACCGTTATAGATGTGCTAGAATTAGCTCCAACAGAGCCAAAGTTTAATGACGTTGTTACATTAATGGTTTCTGTGGATTGCGGAAGCACGCCGTAAGTCGCAGATGAAGCGAACAGTCCAACATTTATTAAACCAGATACTACATTGGTGTTAGATTGCGGGCTGGATTTTGAGACAAAATTGGAATTAGTTTCTGCTTTTGTGTAATAAGCGGCTTGGTTGCCCGGAACGGCGCTTCCTGCCGTAATTAAATCTTTGCGTAGTGTGACATTTCCTTGGAAAACCGTCTTGGGCGTTCCGCTTTCAGTAAGTTCAATTTCGAGCGTAGGCGTAATGGTGCTTTCACCAGAATCCGCAAACGCATCCTCGACCTCTGCCGTGTTGATGGTGAGGGTGGTTTGTTGGAATGGAATAAAATTAACGCCAGTAGAATCTAGCGTTAGTGCTGTGGTTATATTTGTTAACGCAAAACGACCAGTAAAAGATATGATGTAACCCAACTTTCCATTATCAGCGACCGAGCAGTTAGATGTAATCGTATTGATGCCAGAGCTGATCGCCGCTTGTACGGAAACAGCAGTTGTAAAAAGCTGTATGGCGGTGGTAGAATTTGCACCAAACGCCAAAGCATAAGAACCACCTAAGACCCTTGGCCCGACTGTTAACTCGTAAGTTTCATTTTGGGTGGCAGACCCATCTTGTAATTTTGTAAGGACAATTTCACCAGTTGTGGGTGCGGTTGTAAAGGTGTCGGCATAAACAATAGGATTACGCACGAGTTTAACCACTTGCTGTGCCTCAATGCTGGCGGCTGGGAATCTGCGTGTTCCCACCAACACCGAGCTAGTTGGGAAAAGAGTAAAAGCATCCGAACCAAACGACATCGCCGTATTGGGCTGAGTGGCGGTTAAGAGATATGAGCCAAAAGATTCGTTTCCGTAAAGGGCAACCGTGGACACATTGTTTGAGATGGCGTTATAGACAGAAATTGCGGTGGCGTTGAATGGTATAGCTGACGATGTAATTCCGTTGATGTTTAGCTTAAACGACCCGGCAGAGGGAGCTTCCTCGATGTTTCCGATGGCGGCCTTAAGGGAGGAGCTCGACAGATCAATGTCGTTTAGTGAGCCGTTAGGCTGTTTCTCAAGCAAGCGCAAGCGGAGCGTGTAGGTGTCGTTGCGAGTTAATGTCGGCAATGCGCCCCCAACCACACTCCCGCCATCTACAAGACTTCCAGAGGCGGTGTCGATGTATAGGTCTAGTGTAGAGGCCATTTAGGTGGGGTGTGTGTCAATTAAGAAAAAGGGCTAGAGACAATGGAAAATGATGTGCCCGTGGGGTAGTACGGTCTTTCAGGAGTAGCGGGCGCAGGGCCAAAATAAAAATCTATAAGTTGAAATGAAACGCCCGCCGGTAAGGGCAGAAGAAAGTACGCAGGATAGCCCGGCGTTGCGTAAAAGGCTATAAATGGCACTAATGCCAAAGCACCACTAACTCCAGATACAGTCCATTTTAAATAAGAACCGGGTGGATACACTAAATCTGACGAGTCAAACGGAACTCCATCAATAAATGGTTGCCAATAATCCCTTGTTGCTGTTTCCGGCTCGTTGCCGGGTTTGTAGTCTTGTAGCAGAACTTGTGCATTGTATCGGCCATCGGTGGGAGAAAGGGGTCTTTGAACTATTGGATATTTTGGGATTGTTATTTGTGAGCCACGAGGCGTTGCCCCGCCTGCTACTGGATAGAAATAGGAAACCCTAGTCCCATCAAAGTGTGGCTCGACATACATTTCGTCGCCAGCAATTAGCTTGTATTGGCGCAACAGATCAGCCGCATATTCAATTCTGCCGATCATAGAGTTAACTAGATCGGTCGACAGGATTTGCCCATTCCTTACTAGCGGGATTTTAGGCGCAATCATTGTGTGACTGCGTTAATGACTGCCCCTTGAGCCGTGTAGTTAACTTGGATATTATTGCCTGCTACTGGCTTTTGTGATTGGACTGTTAAAACCAAATCTTCAATCCTATCTATAATGCTATTTATATATTCCGCACCAATCCCGACCCCAGCCGGAGTCGGGTTAAGTTTGCGTAGTGGCCGACTAACTGATTGCGGTAGGAGTGGCATTGCTTAAAAGGGGAAGTTATAGCCCCTGTTGAATGATTGTACTTTATTGAGATTAATAAGTCCGTCGGTTGTGTAAAAGGCATCTGTGCCCTTAAAGTATTCCGTAAATTGTTCCTCAATTTGATTAAATGACCCCCGCCGAGCAAAACTAATTCCAGTCTGTACATATCCGGCATAAATCCATTCAATAGTTGGAGCATAATATGATATTGATCCAGAGAATAAAACTCCGTTATTAAGTCCTGCGGATGCGGCAATAGATTCGGTTAAAGTTGCATTTCTCCTGTATTCTCTTTGCCTCGGATTTGGAGGCATTGCAGTTCCGTTAATGCTTGTTGGCATTAGTCTTTTTGTTGGCAAAATAAGATTAGAGCCTCCGATCGCAAGATTTAGAACCTGCCCCTTTAGTGTATCAAATAATGAATCTTGGCTGACATATTTCACCACAACCGACGCATCTGCACCAAACACGCCCACGCCGGGTTGCCCAACTACGGTGATATAGGCTGGTGGTAATCCAGAGGCGTAGTCTAGGCCAACATAATTCACGATAAGATTTGAAACTCCTCCATCCATAGGCTCTACCCTTGTCGTTTCAACAAGCATCCGAGCATACTTTACGCTGGCAGTAGAGAAGCTGGCGTGACTGGTATTGCGATCTGGTTCAAGACTACCAGCATCTTCTGTGCGGATTGCGTATGTTTCTGTAATTGTAACCAGCCCATCGACCTCGCTTGAGCTTTGAGATTTCCTCAATACTTTCTGACCGCTAGCAAGAGATGAACCAACAATCAATGCGCTCATTTAGTTTGCACTCCTCAAAATTGGAACTCCCAGCTTGTTGTTTATTACTTGTAGAATGTTCACCATTAACATTCTTACTGAATCAACTTGCTGGAAAAGGGTTGCGTTCTGTTGTCTCTGATTCTCGCCCTCCATACCAGCAAAAGAGGTGATTCGTTGTCTTTCTATTTGACCCCTTTCAAAGCCCATCAATCCCCTCTCACCAGTTGGCTGTCCAAGCCTGCCCAAAAGAGCTACATCAGTTTGTTTAAGCTGACTTGCCCTCTCGGCTTCAATGTTTCTTACGATATCTGGACGGCCTCGCCTTTTTGCGGCTTCGGATATTTTGTCAAGGAGACTACCAGAGCCTTCAAATCCACCCCTAATATATTTTTCTCTTGCGTCTGTCTCCTTTTGAATCTGCCTCATTCTTTCATCGTGCAATTTTTGATCTGTTCTTTGTTGCTCCTCTTGCCTTGCAGTTTCTTTTTCAGCTAGCTTTGCTCTTTCCTCATCCTCTTTTGCAAGCTGTAATTGCATTTCTTTGGCCGCCGCAATATCTACTTGCTCAAGGTCGATTGCTCTTTGAAATTCTAGTTCACGGATTGAAAGCTGGCTCAAGCCTATCTCTTGCGCCTTTTGAATCTCTGTGTTGTATCTTTTTGAAATAGCTAGTCTATCGAACTCAACCTTGTTGGTTAGTTTTAAGATTTGCAGTCTGCCCTGCTCCACAATCGATTGCTCTGCTATGGCGGTTGCGCTCTTAATTGCCTGCCTTGCCCCTTGCTGGGCGATGTCTGATTTCATCTGCGCCCCACCAAAGAAAGCGTCTCCAATAGTTGCGAAGAACTTGTCTGCCGTTCCACTACTTCCAATCTTTTGTGCCGCATCCAATTCTTTTGTAAGGCTACGAATCTGGGCGATAGCCCCATCAAGGTTTAGGTTTGTGGCTTGGGAGCGAAAGTTTGATAGGGCGTTATTAAGTGACTCTGTGGATTTGTTCATATCATCAGCGTTTTTGATGAATGACTTTATAACCTCCACAACGCCCACAACCGCAATAGAAGCTCCAAGGCTTAATCCCAACGATCTAGCTAGACTGTCTAGCGAACCAGCCAAGGCGAGGGCTGGGTCTTGTCCATCCCTCAAAACAGAGGCCAAACTCCTAACGGCACGATTAGCTTTCTCTGTGCTTACACCTAGCCGACCAAGGGATTGCCTTGTTCCGTCTATGGCCTTATCTACTCCGCTATTGTCCCCTCGGACTCGGAGCATTAGTTCTTGGGTTGCGTCTGCCATATTACAATTTCAGTTTGTCACTTGACTCTTTGTTTTTGCGTGCAAGGTAGACGGCCATATCTGCCATAACCTTTTCGACTGCCTCCTCTAGTCCGGGTTTTCCTACCGCAACTGCCCCAGAGATCGCTCGTTTCCTTACTGGGTAGTATCTTGTGTCTAAATCCCCCGCACGGTTAAAGATCATCCCCTCCATTCTCGCCTTGTCGCTTTCTGCCTTTGTTCCTCCACCTAGTCTTTTGATGGCTTCTTCGCTGTAATCACCCCTAGTTAGTTTTGCCCTCTTGCCAAAGACCGCTGCCGCCGCCGCCCATCCGTTGCGTATATAATTTATTGATCGCTTCCTTCCGGCAACCAGCCTTCTTGCCAACGCCCCAATCGTTCCGGGCTTTCCTCCCCCCATCCCAAGCCCACCAACGCCCTCCTTAGTCTTTCCTAGTGTTGGCAGTCCTCGGTTTTTCAATAGCCAATTCACTAGCTTATATGTTCCGGCATAGCTTACTGATTTCGCCTTGTATCCAAATGCATATTCACCAATCTTGCGCTTCTTAACCTTGCCAGATTTTGTAAGTCCAAATGGCTTGAATACCTTTCTAGTAACAATTTGCCCTTCCACTCGTTGAATTTCAGACGCAATCTTGGCGGTATTGGTTCGGTATGTTGTTCCTATTGCTGTAACCGCAACATCGCCCAATTTGTCATTGATAACTCTAGCCATATTTTTTCTTGAGGCATCTTGGTATTGTTGGAGTCTTAGAACAAACTTATCGTGGTTCAGTAGTTCAATAGACATCATATTATTGCTCTTATGTTAAGCCTAGTAGCTTTTCAAGTTCTAGCCTATCTTCGCCTTGGGAGCTAGTAAGCCTTCTGCATTTTGCTCCAGACGACCAAAGGAAAGCGTGAGTAGCTTGAATTAGCAGACTTAATGGAATCTGCCACAGAATATAATCTATGTCCCATCCTGTTTTTTCTGCCAGCGGAAAGACGAAACTTGCAGTTGCCGCTGGCGTTAGGCGTTTCCCAAGTCTGGGCTATTAGGTGTTGGGATTATTTCAACCCTGCCTTTGCTTGCTTCTTCGATCATATTAGAGACTATATTTGTGGCCGCATCTCGATCTGCTTCTGTCTTGCCATCAATAAAGTCCATAATCTTCTCACGAAACAAGTCCCGATTCCAAGCCAGTTTGATCGCCTCTTTCCTACTCTTGGCAATTTGGATGTGCATATAGATGAACGACCATATAAAGTAGATCGAGGAGTCGTTGTCGTCCCTTACTTGCAAAAGGAGCAACCTTGAGCCCTCCGTGTAGGGGGCAAGTTTTTCACTCATATATTCTTTGTCTGGGGCTACAAAGGCTGAGTTTAGTTCTTCTTCGAGGGATATGCTCATAAATGCTTTAGGATTGCCCTTCTTTGTTCCGAGGTTGCGTTTTCTGAGATGAGTAGAGTCTGACCGCCCTTTGTTTGCACGACCCTCACAGCGACCGATCTCTTGAGCAATCCGAGAAAAGTCTCCCTATTCTCTAGTGCCGCCCTCACATATCGAATAGGGCTTTCTGGGTCGCTCTTCATTTCTGACCAAGGGCGTTCCATTTCTGCCTTGGCCTCTGCCCCAGCCCCAACCTCGAACCAAAAGGTAGCTTGGGTGCTTCCGTCCTCTTTTATAGTTCTGGTTACTGGGTCGAGTTGTCTTGGCTTTGCCCCAAATGAAGCAACGGCACTCGCCACTTTTATATTAGTCGTTCCCCAGTAGGCTTCGGTCATAAGTTTAGGATTTCATTAAGAGGATTAGAACCTCTATTAACTTACATTCGGATAGCCGGTCGCCGAGATATCAAGGGTCACAAAGGCATCGTTAGACTTGTTCAGCGTGATAGAGTCGATGCGAGTTGTGCCGAGGGTGGTTGCATTTGCCAAGGCCGCAAGTGCCGCCCCTGCGGTCACATTGTACGAGCCAGTAATAGCAACAGAGAGGGAGTAAGAGGTCGTGGCGTTGAAGTATCCGATGGCAACTATGTCGCCCGAATTATTTCGCACTTCGTTCTTCTCTACATTACGAGCCTCTGAAAAACTCTGAACTAATCCGATACCAGCTTCCGAAACCAAGCCGAAAGAAAGCCCTGCCGTGCCAATCGTGACGGCGGCCATTAGATTGAAACCTCGTTAGAAAGTGTGTTTTTCATAATCTCCTTTGCTTGTGTCAAATTATCGTGAGAATACTCGCATTTTAATCAGTTCCCAGATTGTAGAAAAGACTGCCCCCGACACAAGGGCTACCAACCATAGCTTTGTTTTGATGGTGTGCGACTCCCTCTCTAGGGTGTCCACCTTGCTGTTAATCTTGCTAGACCATTGGGCTAGCTCGCTGGTGTGCCGCTCTAAAATCGAGATTATGTTAGTCTGCCTTTCTTCAATCCGGGCGAGCCTCTCCCTCAAATCCGCTACTTGATCTGCGCTCATATCTCACAATCCTCTGCCCCCTCGCACACACGAACGCATAGATCGCCGTTGTTATCGTAGAACTTCTCTATGTAACCCTCGGCCTCAAGCCATTTGAGCGAGGACATAAAATCCTCGTAGGTGTATTGGTGCGTCATACCGGCTCTATTTGCTAGGCGTTTGGCCTGCGTCCTCGGCGGCTTGCATCATATCGTAATTCGGCAGACCCGTATTATTAGCTGGCCGTGACGAGCAGGAACACAAGAAAACCGCAAATAAAAGAAGCCACATAAAGCCAAACTATGCCTCTAAAACAGTAAAGTTAGACGCAGTAACAGAAGACAAAATACGAACCGCACCAGTTGGAATGTAATTTCCGTCATAAGTTATTGTTGCCCCAGCAACAAGCTGAATGCCTTGTGTTGTTGTTGGCGTAAATCCTATCCCAACCGTGATAACTGTTGAAGCTATATTTTGAATTATTAAATACTTTCTTGAAGTATTTGTGACCGCCGTAGTTGCGAATGCCGTGTTGGCCGTAGTGATAGAACCGAATCTAGTTGTTAATGCTCCATTTGGAATAGAGCCAATCGTGACTGTGCCAGAAATTTGATTTCTAATTTGAACAAATGCAGAAGTTCCTTCGCCATCTACGACTTCGCTTCCAAAAACAGCAAGCACTTGCGAGTTATTATTGGTGTTTATTACTCCCAATGCTGTTTGAATTGCACTAGATTGAACTGCACTACCTTGAGTGCATACTTGTATGTTAGGAACATTCGCCGTTACCGTGCCAGATGCAATAATATGATTAGGATAATGGGCTGAACCAGATACCGTAGTAGCCAGAGTTACAGCAGTCTGGTTTCCATCTAAAATTGTAAGTGCCATATAGCTTTACTCCTTGTTAAATGACTGCCACATACATCGAGTTTTGCGTTTGAAAGAAGTTCAAAGACCTTAAGCCATCGCTTGTTTCTGATGGAGTGCAAATAAGGCTCATCTTCAAGCCCCTCTGCCAAGCCCTTTTAGCCGTTCTAATGGTTGGGGTTTGCCCAGTAATACGAGCCGTATAGACCTTTGTATCAACTATGTTGTTTTGAATCTTGGTGAATAGTGGTGGGGTTTCAGAATAGAAAGCCTCGAAGATTGAGCAGTATTCAGCGTCAAAAGCCTCTTGGCTTATCTTGGCCACCGTGTCGGAGTAGTCGATTGTAACGGCAACCTCATAAACCCCAGTATAATTACCAAGCAACTGCCCTCCAACCGAGGCCGAGATTGTGGCAAATGGGAATAGCTTTGCCCCCACTCGATTTGTCTTATAGACATTTAGGTTGGGGATGTTGGCTAGAAGATTGTCTAACGCATCCTCCACATTGATTTGAACGCTGTTATTCATTTCTTTGCGGTTGCCGTGATGTCTAGGGTCATAGCCCTTGACCAAGTGCGATTTTGGCTTATCACGGCGGGGCTATCCCCAGTCACCTTTGCCACATAGAAAGTAATGTTTGAGTTGGTCGTTAAGTAACTAGCAAGGTCTGGCGAGCGATAGAGTTGCTCTAGGATGTCGTAAAACTTTGCATCGAAGGCGGTTCGTGCGGTTGTGTCTGCCCTTGCAACATAGGTGATAGATGCGGGGGTTTTGAACACGCCAGAAAAGGGGATAAGCTCCTCTGAACCAATCTGGGCTTGAACCGTGACGCTTGGCATCGTGCGAGCCGTCCCCCTCTCGCTGGTAAAGAAGTTCACGCCAGTAATTCCAGAGACAACATTAAGGAGGGCGTTCTCAACCTCCCTCTCTATTGAGGCCATTAGGTTGTAATTTCCGCAAGTTCGATGGTGTAGGAAAGGCCATCTGTGCTTTGCGAAAATCCTCCGATCATACGCTCCACCCCGCTAACTGTGCAAAGAGAGCCGATAACTGGAGCAGAGATTCCAGAAGCCAATACGACTAGGCTTTGAGTCACTCGGAACACTTCACCACCTATCTCAAGCTCGCTTGCAGTTGTTAGGTCTGTGACAGAAGCAGAAACAGAGGACGAACCCAAGCCGGTAACGGATTGGTATAGGTCTTGAATCATATAGGACAAGTCCGTTGCAAAGTAGGAGGTGCTGATTGTTCCAGCCATAAAATCACCTCCTATGTCAATCCATATTAGTCATACCCTCAAAGCTGAAAATGTTGTCGGTCTCCCACTCATTTTTCTGCGGGAAGAAGCCAGTTTGTTTGTCTCTCCTAGTTGCCGAGGCAAGGATAATTGGGGTGCTATTGATTGCCCAAAAGTCCGTAGCCCCTCGAATTGCCTTTGCCATTTGCTCAACCGATGGGGCGGTGTAGGTGTTTAATCCTTGAATCTTAATGTCGGCTAAGCATAGGACGAAGAAGTTGTCTTTACCCATAGTTTGCCTAGCTCTCACGATTAGTTCTAGTGGATTGCGATAATAGCCTTGAGATAGCCCAAATGGGGCGACTAGGTTGTAAGACTCTGGAAGTCCCTCGGCTGGTTTGTCGTCTAGCTTGTCGAGGATGATGTTGGTCTTGTCTGCGCCCTTAATCTCTGGATGGCTATACACAAAGTCAGTCCAGCTTCTTTTGCTTTTCCGATAAGCCTCATACTTGTTCGGCCATACTTCAAGATCAATAATATCCCCCTTGCTTCCGGCCTTCACATAACTAACTAAATCAAAGACCGAATGATATTGAGGCAAGCAATCAAAGAAAACTTCGTGGCCCTGATCGGCTAGATGTTTGGCGGCTGGCAGGCAACGAAGCACATCCCCCAACCTCTGCGAATACTTAATAGTTTTAACACTCATCGGCAACGCTCTTATCTGTTATAAATGGTAAATAATCTTTCAACCTAACTGGGCTAGTGGTTTGTTGTAGCCTTTCCCATCCCTCAACTAGCCCCTTATACCCATAGAAATCTTCCTTGAATTGGGCTTGCTCCTTTATGGCGTAGGCAAAGTGGTCAAAGGTTAACCCCCAAGTTTCTGTCACTCCCCTTGGAATCATCATCGACTGGACATTAAGTTTAGGCGGCTCGTGGCTGATAAAGTGAACATCCTTGCCCCACTTCCAAGCCCTCAACCATTCGTACCAATGCGAAGCAAATCCTTCCCTAGTCACAACTTTTTTATTCTGACCGACATAATAATTGCAATGGAACTGCATAGCTCGCCCCTCCTCGCATCCCTTGAGATGCCCGAAGATTGCTTCTAGTTGGTCGGCTCTCCATATCTCGTCAGAATCAATCTGCATCACAACGCCCCCCTCCACCCCCTTCAATGCTTCGCCAATCATCGCCAGTTTGCCGGGGAAAGGCTTTGCTTGCCAATAGACTGAAACATTCTCGCCCCTAATGCTCTCAAGATATTCGTGCGTTCCATCCACGCTCACGAAGTTCTTATGGTACTTCTCTGGAACTTGCTTGCACCAGCGGGTGCATCCAAGAGGCTCGGCCACTCCCTCGACAATCCTCCACTCCCACGGAATCTTTAACTTCTGAAACTCTGCTAGATGCCTTTGAATGTAGGGCATCCCATTGAGGACGATGGTAAAGATGGTTAGCATTTCAAGCGACCATAAATAACGCTAATCTCTGGACAGAAAGAAACCGAGTCGTGCCGGTAGCAATCAAACCCAATCGAATCAAACCAATCCATAAACTCCTTTAACCAAGTGTCTAAATAGTGTAGCTCGATGGCAATTTCTTTTAGATTGTGAACATTCCCAATTTGCAGAAGTTGAGTCTCGTCTCCTTCGATGTCGCACTTAATGTGGGTGATAGAGTTCTCTGTTATCCAAACATCTATTTGGAATGCGGAATCTGCCTTTTCGCACAAGAACTTTCCTTGCGGGTATTGTTGAGAAAGGGTTTGAATGTCTCCTTGGTTTATGTCCACCCCCATATAAAACTCTGGCTTTTGTGATAGAAAATACTTGGTTGTTCCGTTGGCCTCTTGCCTTTCTGTTTCTGTCCAGAACGCACACCCCAAGTCAAGCACCCTGCCGCCAGCCACATCGAGATGTTGCCAATGAATTTCGGGTGATTCTGATGTGACGATTCCCTTGGTCATAGTTCAAATATAGCCGCACCATTACGCACCGACCAATCCTCCCAAAGCAGTTTAGCAAATCCCTTGAGCTTGTTATAGTTCGCCAAGTTTTTGATGTCGTTCACATCGTCCAATGCGATAATTGCCTTCTCCGCTAGGAAGGGACGGACGCAACGCAGTTCGGCCTCACCAGAGAAAGGAGAGCCGTCAATTAGCACAAAGTTAAAATCTACATTATGCTCAAAGTGAATGTCCTCGATGGCGTTGGTCGAATAAGGAAAGGCAGTCTCTAGGCAGACATTGTGCCAGCCTAAAACTGTTTCGAGCGGGTATTGGTTGAGATTTGTTTTGATAGTCCTATAAAATTCCTCGATATCATTCTTGTTCATCCAGAGCCTTGATAGGGTTGCCGTGCCGTTGATGGCAACACCTCCCCTTGCAGATAGGTTCATTGAATGGCGGCCTATACGATCTGGGTGATTCTCAATGCTGAACAGCCTTTTTGTCCTAATACATTGAGTTGAGCCATCCCCAGTTCCCCCCCCAATCTCTAACCCGATCTCAAGCCCCTTGCTATATTTTGCAAGAGCTTGGCCAAAGGAGTCGTAGATGCTTATTTCTTGCACTTTGCGTATCCAGTAAGAGCCTTTACAATCACATATTGAATGACTGCTTCCTTGTCGTGCTTTAACGCAATCATCCCGCACTCATACAAATCTTTCTCTGCTTTTTTGTCATAGGTAATATCAACTTTTACATACTTGGTTGGGTCAGGGCGAGATTTGCCGAATTTAATTATACCAAGCCCCTTGGTATCTTCCCCCTTCTTTGATTTCCTACACCCAATTATTTGCTTTGCGTTTTTCATAGATCGCTTTTCCTTTCTCGTAGAACTCTGGCTTGTTGTGGTTCTTTAGTTGCTCGTCTGGGTTGCCGCCTGCGAACATTGGGTTCTCGTGTCTAAAGATTAAGTCCCTTGCCTCAATCACCACATCATCGGTATAGGCTCTGTCGGTAAACTCGTTATCGGAATAAATGCCGTCCGATTCTTGGTAGGATGGGTGAAACATATTACCTCCCTGCTTGCGTAGCCTTTTTTGCGTTAGGATGGCCATACAAAGCAGTTTGTCGGTTCGTAGGCCATCTGATACTGCCAATACTTTCTCCCCCGCTGTATCCCCCATAGCGGTCGAAATTAGGGCATCCCAATGGCGGGGTGGTGTCCAGTCATCGCTCATTTGAATGATGATATCCCCTTTGGCTAACTTTGCCCCTGCGTTCCAAGCGTTGACGATGCCTCCGGGATTCACTCGGATTGCTTGGTGGGGGGTGTAGTCAACGGCCTCATCGTGATCTACCATAAACAACCATTCAACCTCTAGTGGCTTTTGGGCTAGGGAAAGCCATTGCCAGCGTCTTTGCCAAGCAATTTGTGGTCTCCCCTTTGTGGCGTGGATAATGCTGATCTTGGGGGCGGGTCGCATCTTCTTAATCTTTTCAGCTTCGCCAGCCTCTCCCACACACACCGAAGCTGTCTCATATAAGTCCATCGCTTGCCAGTTGTAAATCGCCTCGACAAGATTCCAGTAGTGAGACTTCGGCCTATGCAAGGTCATACAAGCCCTAATAGAGCCATAAGCTTTAATCCAGTTGCCCTTGCCAGACCAATGATTTGCTATATAAAAATAAGCCTCTCTGCGGTCTGGTTGTAAGGCCACGGCTTGTCCAAGGTAAGTAAGCCTCTCGTTTTCTGGAACAATCCTTCCCAAGTTGCAAAGTACATCATACCGAAGTGTATCCTCTAGGTCCGGGAAAGACAATGCTCGCATACTAGAATCAATGCACTTTTCGTGTTGATTGGACAAAAAGTATTCTTGAGCTTGATAGTAAAGAGAGTTAGCCGCTGGGGCTAGGGTATCGGCCAAAATGTTGAAATTCCTTTCTGCACTTCTCGGCTTGTATCCGTGAGGCTTGTGGATGCGAAAAATCTTGTCGACGCCAATCGTCTTGTTTGGCTCTTTGCAAACCAGCATTTCGTGAACTCGATTCTTCCAGCTACAAGTACCCCTCTTGGAAATTTCTTCTCGGAGCGGGATGAGCCCGGCATTGTCTACATTGTATTTTAACGCCACAAGGTGAGCGTCTTTTTGAATGGCAAGGTCAATAGCCTCCTCGACAACCTTCGCCCCGTCCTCGGCCATT